TGCTGATCACAGCCTAAGCGAACTCGAGGACGTGCCACCTGAAGAGGTGGCCGGCGCTAGTAGCGGTTGGATACCATTGGTGGGCGAGACGCTTCTTACTGACAAGAATTTTGTCTGCCCATTTTTGCCCGACAGTATCCCTAGCACTCCCGATGTCGTTGACAACAAAGTTGACAATGGTGCACTGATCGATCTCATCAATAGTACTATAGAGCTCGACGAACTCCAAGGCGCATTTATCAATGGTGGGACACTTTATTCCACCACGGTAGATGCTGAGGGCGAGATCATCGATGGTGATGTTGAGATCGGTAGGCGCCACGCCGTCCCACGCTTTCCTCAAATAACTGATAAGCCGTCATATTTGTTTTCGAATAATATCGATAATTTAAATGCTGCTGAGAAGTTGAGGAATGTAGGTGTCGGCGTGGGTGAATTGGCGTATGATGAGCAAGTTAGTAAAACCCTGATCGCCTCCCTGTTTACAAAAGAAGCCATTATTAAGGCTACACGCGATTATGATGGGATACTAGCTGTTTTTCCGAAGAGTTTACCAGTAATGGAGAAAATGGGCATTTTACGAGATGCTATGGACATGGACTTTGATATTACAGGGAACTGTAGTTATAGCACTAAAATTGATGCTTTTGTTAAGACTGAAGTGTCAAGCAAGAGAAAACCCCGTCCCATAGCAAATCACGGTCCTGTTCGCATGGCCGCAATAGCGAAGGCGGCTTTCATCTTTGAACATGTTTTGTTCGGCAGATTACCATACATGTGTGTCAAACATGTGAATAAGTTCGATGCTATCTCACGAATGGTTAAGACAATGAATGAACGAGATGGTTATTGGCTTGAAAATGATTTGACTGCTTTTGAATTTGGTATCGGCAAAAAGTTGAAACGTAGTGAACAGAATGCCTTGAGCACCATCAACGCAATGATGGGCGTAGACCATGAATTCACCAACTTAACGGAGCGTGTTGTTAATGATCGTGGCAAGCCTTGCACTTGGACGATGCATTACGCGAATCTGTTTGGTGAGTTTACTCGTCACTGCATTAAGTTGCAGCGTCCAATGCGTGAGAGCGGTGACAGACTTACTTCATCTGGAAATTTTTGGCAAAACTTGATCGCATGGTTGGAACATTTGGTTACTCCCAAGCGGTTACATGCGGCAATTCTGAGCCTTTTGGCGAGTAAAGGTAGTTGGTTTGAGTATTTCTCTAAGCGCGATAGTAAGAAGCATCATGCTTACTTGGCTTTCGAGGGAGATGATACTTTTGCCAAATTGTGTGAAAAGGCTGCTGTGGACACAGCGGAACCTTTCATGCTAGCGAGGGGTTGGAAGCCGAAAATTCGTGTGGCAAGTAATGTTGGTTCGGATTACGTGCGGTTTATTGGCATGGATATGTTGTTGCGTGACGGCAGTGCTGTTTTACACAATGACGTAGCTGTGATGATGCCAGAAATCGTTCGTGTGCTGACAACTAAAGCTTGGACCACTTCGAAATTGAGGGCTCACCAGCTTTCGGACACCATCAGAGTGTACGCATCATTTATGGCAGATCTCTTTAAGAATTTTCTCCCGATGCATTCTTTCTTTAGTGCCCTTTACAATACCCACCACCAGCGTAGTTCGGTACTTGACCATGACATAATGAAGCAATTATACATATTGCGTTATGGGAGAGTGCCTGACAAAACCGGTATTTTGGATTTTGCCAAGGAAATGAAAGAGGAGGGTTTGCCCGCTTATGTGGGTGCATTTGAAGACGATTATAAAGAGTTGGCCCGGCATAGCGCCGGGGCTTTTGACTTGAATGAGTACGCTAG